TTAATTAATTCCTTACAACGAGGATGAATAAATGTCCTCCTAACACTATTCGCATCATATAAAGCAGTATTAACAGCAGTAATTTTATCTCTTATCTTCCAAGGTGCTCTAGGACTTGAAACATTAAATCCACTTCTTCTCAAAATACTGTGATCTGTAGCCCCTACACCTGAAGTTTTTCTAGCACCACCTGTAGGGTCAGGACAAGCAACAATTCTTCGATCTACTCCATACCTCCTCGTCACTTCTTCCGCAAAATCCCATGTTGTTGCACCTCCTGTCATGATTATTTCATCAAAGACATATAGCGTATCGTCTTTTTTAACAGCACAAATGCCACTCATCGGATCAACGTTAAAGTCAACACCCAATAACAGAGGCATCACATTTATATCCTCCGCAACTGTCGAAATATTCTCATCACCAAAACTAATAGCCACCAACCCAGTTAAATTCTCAAAACTTGCTTCAAACTCCTGCCGAAACGTCCTCCCATCTAATTGTGCCCTAGCCGCCTCAACTTCATCTTCTGGAACATTACCCCCCTCAATTGTCGTATAACACCACCTCTTCCACTCATCAGTAGGATCTTCCTTGCAATAACACCACAAATCATAAAACCAACTAGCCGTCCCATCAGGTGTACTAATAAATAACGCCCACCCCTGTTTATCAGCTAACGCAGGACGTATTACCTCAAACCATACCTCTGCATCCATAAATGCAGCCTCATCTAATACAACCCCTGACAAACTCCTTCCCCTCAATGCCATCGCATTCTCAGTCCCTTTTAACTCAATAGTCGACCCATTTATCAACTCCAGCCTTAAATCAGTCTCATTCTTACTCTCAATCCATACCTTCGGTACTAATTTCTTCAACGCTTTCCACGCAATATCTTTCGCCATCCGATATGTAGGAGCACAATAGAAAAATGTCTCCCCTGGCCGATCAATTGCTCCCTTCAATAACTCAATACAACTTAAATAACTCTTCCCAAACCTCCTCCCAGCCACCAGCACCCTAAACCTTCTCTTATCGTTGAACACCTGCCCCTGTGCCCACCTTAAGTTAATATCTAACCCCGATTGTGCGGTTTTAACTGCCATAACCTATTATCCTATACATAATCCCTTCGATTTGTAATCGTGGCAAGAAGTAATGTAGAAATTCAAGACAACATCCTTAAAAGACAACAACGCTTGTATTGCAAACAAAGCGATGGTCTTACAACTCGTCAATGCGTTATAGAACATGCTCGCAAAGAAGGCATCTCTGAACGTCACGCTTGGGATGATTGGAAACAAGTTAAAATCTGGAATGAAGAAGATTGGTCTAAAGATAGAGAAAATATGATCTCCCGTATCCAAACAATGCGACTCCGTGCCATAGACAAGGCAATGAAAAAAGGTCAATTCCAAACTGTACAAACTCTTCTAGCAGACCTCGGTAAAGTTGTAGGCGAAGCTGAAGAAGTAATTAACATTAAAGCTCCTGAACTCTCTATTCGTGTAGAAAATAAAAAATCTTGATTTCGAGAATATATTTAGGTTCCCCCAAGCACGTAGGTAGCTCAGGATTTCCTGAACTACTCCCCCATACATTTGTACTAGTTAACGGATTTAAGAAATAACTTAAGCTGTTTCTCTCCGTGATACTCTCCTTGTTTGCTGCCTGCTAGCTCGTAGCCTTTAGGCATGTCTGCAAGCCACTTAATAAGTTCTTTGTCCATTTTGTTTGAGTTGGTTTGGTATGTACTTATTATATATCTAAACTATTAGAATAGATATATATTGGTAACAATAGTTAACAATATGATTAATAAATAAATTACAACAAACTGTTACAAAATACTTTAATAATCTATTAGATTAATATACAATAGAGATAAGTTCAGTATCTTTCTATTTTTCTATCTCTAAAGCCTTTCAGATTACTTATCAATTCTCTTTTTAGAATGATTACCATTTTCTGAGACGCTGAACAGAAAGAAAGAAAAAAAGCTACCGAACCAAACCAAACCAAACAAACCAAATGCAAGAACTACCACTAAAAAAAGCTCTCAAAGCTATTGTTGATAGTCGGTTAAAGTTAGCAGAGTATCTATTGGTTGAGAGTAATAAAAGAGCATGCATTGATGCGGCTTTGTATTATGGATACCGATTAGAAGAGATTAATTATCCAATAGATAGAGTTTAAATACTCTATCTTTTTTTTATTCAAATTATCTTTTAAAAAAAAATGATTAAAACACTTAAAGAACATGTAGAACAGGATGCAATAGGTTTAGGCTACGGATTAAAAAAGAGCGGATATTGTACAATAGATACAACTGAGGATGCACCATATTTTGGAATATGGTTAAATATTGAAGAATTAAAAATAGTTAGCTATTGCGAGGGAGATTTAATTGTAAATATTGGAGAGAATAAAGAAGAATTTTTAATTCATTTAAAAAAGGTTATAAAATTTTACCAGGATAGAAAGGAATTTTTAGGCATTGATCCTGGTTTAAATGAGAAAAAAAGAGATAGCTTAATTAATTTCGGATTATCCAACCTTATTCATTAATCATCATGCAATTATTAACAGTCACGCAGTACTTAACAGTACTGAAAAATAAAAAGGAAGTAATCGAACACTTAAAAAGTGATAAAGACTTTCTAATAAGGGACTATGGCAACCCTTGGGATAATAAACCATGCAATAAGAGTGACTTATTGAAAGAAAAATATAGTCACATAAAAGTTTATTACGGTAAGAATAACGCAAAAATGACAGTGATTGAACTATGAATAAAATGCATAATATTGAACTAACCAAAAATGAAATAATGCAAGGTTTGTATTGTTTAGAATCAATGTTATCTGATTATTCAGATGAAACAACTAATGATTATAAAGATTATTCAAGCTTATTAAAAAAATTATCCAATGCAATTAATTAATTATGAATAAACCGACCATTACCGTAATCAATGCAAGTGGAGAAAGTAAGACTTTCTCTATAAATGATTTAGGAACTAAGCAAGCTTATAAAGAGACTTGTAAGCATTTAGATAAGGGATTAAATAAAAAATTATTTAATGAATTTACAAACCAATTAAACAAACAAAACACAAACCATGAAAAACAAACCACTTGATTTTAATAGAGACTTTCTAAGTTTTAGCAATGGTAATGCAAAGCTAGGGAAAGATACTTTGATTACTTCTTTACCTGCTGGAAGTACCTGCCCAGGATCCGATATATGCCAATCTATGGTTATCCTAGATAAGGATGGAAATAGGAAAATAAAGGATGGAAAGAATTGTGAGTTTAGGTGCTTTGCTGCTAGTGAAGAAGTAAGACGAGGGAATATATATCTAAGTAGGAAAAGGAACTATGAATTAATAAATTATCACGTAAAAAGAGGATCATTTTATAGATTAGTAAATTTAATTGAAAGATCTATTGATAAGAAAAAAACTAGAAACACTAAGAAAATAAGAATTCACCAGTCGGGAGATTTTTACAAGCCGCTATACTTGAAAGCGTGGTTAAAAGTTGCTGAAAATAACCCACAATATAAATTTTATTGTTATAGCAAGTCTTTAAATTTATTCTTAGATAGGAAACTACCTGAGAGTTTCTTTTTAACTGCTTCAGTTGGTGGAAAATATGATTATTTAATTCATAAGGGATATTTTAAACGCTATGCAATAGTCGTAAATAGTGAAGAAGAAGCAACCGCACTAGGTATGCTTCACATTGGTAAACCTTACGAAATAGATCATGATGATTCCCATTGCTTTGGAAGTGATCCTTTTGCATTGCTAGTACATGGTACTCAACCAAAAGGAAGTAAAGCCGCTCAAGCTTTATCTGAAAGAAAGAAACAAAACAAGTTTGTAGGTTACTCAAAATGAACCATTCACAAAAATTAAACACAATCAAGGATGAAATTAAAGGATTAATTAACGATCATAAGGATTTAACTCCTTTAGAAATAAAAGAGAAATTAAAAAAGACTTTTAACGTATCTTATCGAACTGCTGATAGGTATTATAAGACCTTTAAAGAGCCTGATCATCATAGTTGTTTAGAAGTATCAGAGAATAAAAAAGAATTATCTAGCATGCTTAGTAGATCACTTAAGAATGATTTAGAAGATATTGAAGGTATAGATGATATAGAAAAAAGATTAGAACATAAAAAGTTATTTAGTAAAATTTTAAATGATATTAGTACTTATTAATTGACTGTCATTTTGACAGTCGGACAGTAAAAGCTAGATATATGAATATTTAGCTTTTTTTATTGACATTCTCTAATCTAATAGGTTAGAATTCTATTAAGTCCATAAGGACTAAACCAACACAAACAAAAACGAGGTTTTAAACCATGTCTAATCAATTTACAGAAGCAGAAATTGAACGAATAAAAGAAGAGATATTAGACGAGAATCCTGATATTAAAGATGAGAATTGCATTGAATTTGATGAAGCATTGAAGGAACGCTTTATTAACGATGAATTTAATAGTTATTATGGTCATCCTTCATTAACTGCCCATGAGAGAAATAGATAGAAAAATGAGCAGAATTAAAGAATACCTAGCATTAAAAAATGCTCAAAAAGCAGAACTTGAAAATAAATATTTTGAAGGTGAAATAACCCTTCAAGAATATTCAACAAGAAAGACTGCTTTAGATATGGAAACTGATCATTTAAAACTATGAATGGCAAAATCAAATATTCCATTATGAATGGAAAATTATTGCGATTCCAGGTAATGAATGGCAAAAGAGCATGGATTGATCTTCCTAGTGATGAATGGATTGCTTTTGAAGCAAATCCTAGTTATCAAAAACGGATTAAAAAAACAAACCTACAAACCAATTTATTTAAAGATCATGAAACTAAAAAGGACTAGAAGAGAACGTACTTGCCATGAATGCAAGAAAAAGATCTTAAAAAATGATAGTTATGGGCAAAGATCTATAACTTTAGGATCAAAGAAAGATGGAATGACAGAATCATTTGATAGAGACAAAGAAGCTTTTGTAGTACATCAAATGAGAATTAAGGTTGATATATGTCAGGAGTGTGCAGCATGAAAAATAATATTATTGCCGAGACTTCTTATTTTACTGATAGGGAACTTGAACTTTTTTATGAATGGGCAGAAAAGGAAATTAAATCTAGGAAAAGGATCCCTAATGAAGCACATCAAGCAGGAGCATATGATATTGCAGCAAAAATATTAAGAGCGATATATGCAAGAAAAGAATCAAAGATTAGCTATAAGGATCAAAACTCATGAATGAATCAATAAGAATCCCTTTTAATCATGTAGCTGAACTTCCTGTTCCTTGTGAATGGATGATTAAACCAGATATTAAAGTTATGCCTTTAAGGCATCACAAGTCTAAGAAAGCAGGCTTTGTTTATGTTATTGATCAAAAAGATAACAAGACTAGGACTGCATATTCTTTTCGCTTTAATAATAATTCTGAAGCGTTAAAGCGTGGCGTTTGGCAGAACTGGAATGCAGTTGGTTTATGTGATTGCGAATTTGGTTATGCATGGATTTCTGCCACTTATGAAGATTGGGATGATCCTGATTTTGAAGGTGTTAGTTCTAGAGTTACTTGGTTTGTAGAATTTACACATGATGGAACACCTGAAAGATATAAAGGTGATCCAAATGGAGAATTTTGGGGATGGATTATTAAAGATGTTTCAGTAATGCATGCTTATGAAAGAACTCCTAGAGATAAAACTCCTATTACTTATAAATACACATGCAAAGATTTAACTGGTGAAAAAGTTCAATTTGAGATGACAGGTAATGGTTCTCATGATTGTGAAAAGAAAGCAGAAAAAAAAGTAGATGAAGATTCCAATTTAAGAAAAATGCATATAAAAGGAGAACCAACTAATTGGAGCAGGAAGGGGAGCTTAACCCATTGGGATAAAGACCATTACTTTGGTGGTTGCTGTTACGTCAATAAGGAGGTTAAATGATGAATGCGAATTATTACAATTTCATAAGCAACCCTTTCCCCTCCTATTCATCAAAGAATACACAGAGTACACTTCAAGAACTACTCAAGCAATCATGAATGAACCAACACCAATAAGAATACGTCCAAAGTTATACCAAGAAATGGAAGCTGAAAGACCAGAAATCTTTACAGACACTACAACTTGGGGCAATTACCTTCTAAGAGTTGGGTTAAACTATCATATGGGGCTTGACCCATGTGGTAGACTGAAAACCGACCGACAGAAAGAAAAAAACAAAGAAGAAAGGGAGGTTTTCTATACTAGTAAAGTAGATAATATAATAAATAAGGAAAAATCAAAA